CGTGGTCAAAGCTGGCGGTTCCCGCAAACTTATGCGCGCCGTCGTTATGTACAATTCTGAGTTACCTTAAAGGTAACCTACGGAGAGCAAAATGGCGGTCTATAACAAATTCAACCAGTTCACTAAGGATCTGATCGACGGCAAACATAACTTTGCATCGAACACATTCAAAGTAATGCTGACAAATACTGCTCCGGTTGCGACAAACCAGATCAAAGCTGATATTACCGATATTACAGCAAAGAATGGCTATACGGCCGGCGGTACTGCTACAACGATTACTGAATCAACAGCTTCCGGTGTAGCAAAAGTTGTTGGGTCTAACGTAGTCTTTACGGCTACTACTGCCACTGATGCCACAGGTATTGGCCCTTTTCAGTATGCGGTACTCTATAACGATACACAAACTTCTCCTGCAAAACCCCTTATTTCATGGTGGGATTACGGTTCTGCGGTTACTCTTGTAAGTACAGAAACGCTTACTGTTGCCTTTGATGCCACTAATGGCATTTTCCAAATCAGCTAAAGGAAAGTAGCCAATGGCAATTTCGCTCAAGCATAACTTTACATCGTCAAAACCCGATGGCACTGATTCGACGATGGTTCAGCCATCGAATTGGAATGCTGAGCATACGCTTACGCAGGCTACAAACAAACTTCTTGGGCGTACTACTGCTTCGACTGGAGCTACAGAAGAAATTTCTGTAGGCTCCAATCTATCATTTTCTAGCCTTTCACTAAACTTAGCTTCGTCAGTTTCAATTACTGCCCTCACCTCTACATCGCTTAGCGCCGGTGCTGCCACATTTACTGGTACTGATTCAGTGAAGATGGCCGCAGGTACAGTAGCACAGCGGGTAAGTACATCTGCCGGGGCGTTTCGGTTTAACACTGACTATAGTAAATTCGAGGGGTATAATGGAACCTCTTGGAACAGCGTAGATATGTTGGGATATCAAACGATCACTTCTGGAACAGGTGACGTAACACTAACAAATGTATCGCCAAAAAATATTTTTGTATCTGGGACTTCCACCCAAAATATCATACTTCCAAATGTAACGACGTTACAGTTAGGATGGTCTGTCAATATAATCAGCATTCAAACTGCTGGTTCGGTTACCGTAAAATCATCTGATGGAACTGCATTTTCCGCAGGAAATCTAGCGGCTGGAATGACTGGCCAATATTTCTGTATTGCAATTACTGGTACTGGTACTTCATCTTGGGCACCTGCATTTGATGGAGCAGCAACTTATTCTGGCTCTGGTGCGCTAGTGTTTAACTCTGCACCATCTATTAGCAATGCTACCCTTAATGGTTCAATTACAGAAGCTGTATATGCAGTTAGCGGTACAACGCCGGCTTTGAGCGCAGGTAATGGAACCATTCAAACTTGGACGTTGACAGGAAACTCAACTCCAACCAGTAGCTTAACGACTGGGCAGTCTATTACGTTGATGATCAATGATGGTACTGCATATACCATTACATGGCCGTCTGTAACTTGGGTAAACAATGCTGCTAGTGCTCCATCTTTAGCTACTACTGGTTACACTGTAGTAGCTCTATGGAACGTAGCTGGTACCCTTTACGGAGCGCTTGTAGGGAATCAAACATGAGTTTAGTTCATAAATTACAAGGGGCAGGAGGAAGTAGTTCTGCCCTAAGTTTAACGTATCAAGGCAGTGTTACCACAACGTCTGCTTCAACAACATTTACTTATACTTCTGCCCCTATTGGAACGGCAGCTTCAAATCGTCTTGTTATTGTTGTTGTAGGAAATCGCTGGGGTGCAAGTTCTGGTGGCTTAAATGTGACCGCTGTTACTGTTGGTGGCGTATCTGCAGTTCAACAGGTTGTTACCACATCCCCTACTATTGTGTCTATTTGGTCAGCCATTGTTCCAACTGGCACAACAGCAAATGTAGTTGCGACCTATTCAGCAGGACCACTTGGAACTTCAATGAGTGTTTATACAATTCATGGTGGTGCAAGTATTACAGCTAAGACAACAGCACAGGCAGTTCAAAGTGGTGGTATAAATCCTATTTCTACAACAATGAATGTTACAAACAAAGACATAGTTATCATGGGGACAACAGGTGATAGTGCTACTTCTGGTGTTACTCTAGTTGGGGTAACAGAAAATATTGAATATAATCTTACATCAGGGGCAAGAGGGGTTTATGGGGCAGGAAGTCTCGAAATTACAGCAACCCAGTCAGGAAGAACCTTTTCTGCTACTTATGGAACAACAGATCGTAGTGGCATTGCTGTAGCATCGTTCAATAAGTAAAGGAGGATAAGTTATGTATGTAAAAGCAACCGACGCAAATGTTGAAGCATTTCCTTATGGTGCATCTGAGCTTATGCGGGATAACCCTAATACCTCTTTTCCGGAGTCAATCTCTGATGAGGTTTTAGCTCGGTTTTATGTTTATCCTGTAGTTATGCAGGAAGTACCGCAACCATTTGACGAAATTACGCAGAATGTAGTCGAAGTTAATCCTACCCTTGTTGATGGGTCATGGATTCAAACATGGGAAGTAACTGCTGCATCTGATACTGAAGTAGCAGACCGCCTTAGTGCCTTGGCACGTAATGTGCGAGCTATCCGGGTTTCATTACTAGCAGAAACCGATTGGGCTGGGCTTTCTGATACAGTGATGACGCCAGAAATGGCTGCATATCGGCAAGCGCTTCGTGATATAACTTCTCAAGATGGTTTTCCCCGTAATGTGGTTTGGCCAAAACTATGACCGTATCTCTCAAACATACAACGCAAGCTGCTGGTACTGATGCCGGCAATGGTGAAATCCGTAAAGCGCAATGGAACGAGGAGCATACGCTTTCCTTGGCCACTGGTAAGCTTTTGGGGCGCAGTACTGCGGGTACAGGTACAGTCGAGGAGATTACTCCCGGGACTGGCCTTACTATTTCCGCAGGAAATTTGAATGTAAGTACTGTTCCGGTAGCTAACGGCGGCACGGGGCAAGCTAGTAACCTGACGCAATACGGCATTGTGTATGGAACCAGCACCACCGCGATGGCTACGTCCGCAGCCGGAACCTCGTCTCAGGTTCTCCACGGCAACGCCTCAGGCGCACCAACTTTTGGCGCGGTCGCACTAGCAACTGAGGTGTCTGGAACCCTTGCTGTGGTAAATGGTGGAACTGGTGTTGGCTCATCAACAGGAAGTGGATCAGTAGTTCTAGGGACTAGCCCGACGATTACAGGCGCGGTTTCTTCCAATGCAACATCGGGAAATGGCGCCATTATTGGGCAACAAATATTCCGTCTTGCTGCCGACGTAACTGCATTTGGCCCTACTATCGGCGACTTCTTTGGGGCCACATCGGCTATTTCTCTCGAAGCATCGTCTGTATATGAGATTGTAATTTACGCGGTTATGACGAAAACCACGGCAGGAACTGCAACGTGGACCTTGACCGCATCGTCGGCCCCTACGCGCATCATAGGCAACTATCAGGCGTCTCCAATCACAGGTATTGCCGCAGGTGCGCCAACCAGCGGCTTTACGGGATCGCAGGGTGCTACCACAGCGGCATTTGCAGTAACAGGCTCACTGACAACTGCGGTTAACCATGCGTTTCAGTTTGTTGTTCAGGTACAGACCAATGCTGCGTCGAGCTTTAAGCTACAACTTACCCAGAGCGCGGGCACAGCAACACCTCTGGCCGGGTCTTACTATACAGTCAAAAAACTTAGCGTGACCACTGGCACGTTTGTATAACCTAGTGAGGTAACCGTGTTAGGGATTTTTGATACTGCTATCTTTGACCACAGCACCTTTGATGCAGCAACAAATCAGCTTGTAGCTGTTCGAGGTGTTTATACAATAGATGGTAAAAATGCGGTTATCCGACATGACTGGCAACTTATTAGCCAAACAAGATCGTATGCTATCACTGCCGGAACATCAAATCTTGTGCATGGTTACTGGATTCAACCAGTAACTGGAACATACCAGTCTATAGGTTATTCTGCCCTACTTTATGAATCTTCGTTTTTCTATACTGATAACGAAATTATTTACGTGCCTTGGAGCCAGTCTTCCATTATGGTATCAGCAGAAAACCGTACCATAGCCTTGCTACCCACTTACCCGGTAGAAGAGCTTTCGGAGTACCGTACTGAAACCGCAGAACCAAGATTGAGGGCTGTAAGTTGAAACTCGGAAAGTTCACAAAAACTCCAGTAGAGCGTAAACGATATGCGCTTGAGTATGCAGATTGGCTCGATACAACTGAGACAGTCTCTTCGGTTACCTTTACGGTAACTCCGATCGACACCGTTCCGCTTGTAGTAGATGCAAGTTCAATTTCATCTTCTGGGACCGAAGTTGTATTTTTCATAAACTATGGAACAACTGGAACTACATATACATTAGATATCCAGATTACTACTTCTGGCGGTCAGATCAAAGAAGATCAGATTCTGTTTGTGGTAAAGGATCTATAAAGATGGATGTTCTAGAGTTTCTGATGAAGTGGGCAGTGGCTCCAGTCATTGGTATTGTCTTTGCCATGTACACACGACAACAGTCACACGACACTGACATTGCCGTGCTAAAAGCTACAGCCACGGCCAACAAAGAAGCCCACGACCGCGAGTTCAAGCAAATACAAGACAGCTTCAAGGCTGTCTTCCTGAAGCTGGATGACATTGAAAGGGCGCTACGCAAATGATTAACAAGACCTCCTCCGATCTGATCAAATCCTTCGAGGGATGCAGCCTGAAGGCATATAAATGCCCCGCAGGCATCTGGACCATTGGCTATGGAACGACCGCCGCCGCTGGTGTGGGCGTCATCCCGCATGAAGGCATGAAGATCACCCAAGCGCAGGCAGATCATTACCTCGAGATCACCATTGAGAAGTTTGCCACTCAAGTTGCGGCAATGCTGACGCGCGCCACCACAGAAAATGAGTTCGGTGCGTTTGTCTCGCTGGCCTATAATATCGGTGTGGGCGCATTCAAAAAGTCTTCTGTCCTGCGCTACTTCAATGCGGGGGATCATACCAAGGCGGCGGACGCCATCCTGATGTGGAACAAGGCGGGCGGCAAGGTTCTGGCTGGCTTGACGCGCCGCCGCATGGCCGAGCGCGATCTGTTCCTGACCGATTCTACGATGATTGCTACGCGGATTGAAAGTCGCGCAACAGTGCCAGCACCTGATATGCCACGTGATACCCCCGTTGAGTCAAGCACTATGCAGGCCGGGTTCATTCAAGTGGCATCGGCGGGCGCGGGTGGGGTAACCGCCGTGTCTGCGCTTAGTGGCACCGCCCAGATCGTGGCGATGGTGTTCTGTGGCATCGTGGTACTGGCCGCGCTGTGGATCATGCGTGAGCGCCTGCGGAAGTGGGCTGAGGGTGACCGCTGATGCTCAGGTGGATCGAGATTGTTATAGTCTGCCTGATTGTCGGCTTTGCCTTTGGTTACTATAAAGGCAGGGTCTCCGTCAGGAGTGCCATTATTACCGCCCAGAAGAACCAGATGAAAGCTGCCGATCTGGCATCTACCAGAGAGGCCCAACGCCTAGCCGCCGAAGCCGTGGTTGCTGATCTGGCCCAACAACTTGAGGACGCCGCCAATGCACAGGTTCCTATTTCTGCTTGCTTGCCCGCTGATCGTGTCTTGCGCCTCAACCAGCGTTAAACCGTTACTGCCGCCACCAAGCCTAACACAACCCTGTGCTAATCCCGTAGTGCTACCTGCACATGGCCTGAATGATCAGGAAGTTGAAGTACAATGGGGTCGTGACCGTACTGCATTACGTGTTTGTAAAAGTAAGTTGGATGGACTAACAAATTGGGCTATAATGCAATCTAACCTTCGGAGGTAACCAGAATGTTCGGCAATAGCGTATCTCGACCGTTTCCAAGTCAAATTGTAGATGTAACCGGCCGGTTGAAAATGTCCCGCCATCAAAACATCTATGATGCTGACTTTGAGTATGGGTCTCAGCCTCTGCGCTGGGAGTCGCTTACTGCTGGTTCTGCAACTATTGTACACCAGCCGGGGCAAGGCGGCGTCCGCATGGCAGTAACTACTGCTAACGGGGATTTGGCTATTCGCCAGAGCCGGCCTTATCATCGTTACCAGCCGGGCAAAACCATGTATATGGCATCTGCTTGTTTGTTCGGTGCAGCGACTACCAATAATCGCCAGCGTGTCGGATACTTTGACGACTCGAATGGTATCTTTTTTGAACAGGGCGATGCGACTGCTACTAACCCCTACGGTATGAGCGTTGTTATTCGTTCTGATGCTGGCGGTGTACCCACTGATACAAAGATCAGTTTGGATGCTTGGAACGGAGATGCTTCCATAATCCAAAAGCTTGACTGGACCTGTCTTCAAATGCTCTTTCTCGAGTATGCTTGGTACGGCGCTGGTGCGCTTCGCTGGGGAGTGTATATTAATGGTGACCCTGTTATTGTACATCAGATTGGCACAAGCAACCGTGCGGGCCAAACGCTTCCTTGGGCCCGTACTGGTAACCTTCCTGTCCGTTATGAACTACGTAATGTAGGAACTGTTGCAGCCTCTAATGCGTTTCTTCACTATGGCGTATCGGTTATGGTTGAGGGCGGGGTCGATGATCAGCGCGGCTTTACCTATGCCTATGGTATGGCTCCAGCTACGCCTCGCCGTACTGTTGCATCGAGTAGCACCCGTTACCCCGTACTCTCAATCCGTAACCGTATCATGGGTACTCTCGAGTATACGCAGGCTACCTCTGCTATTACCGCTGGTACTACTACATCGCTTACGGCTACGGGCACTCCATGGACAGTAGATCAGTGGAAAGGCCGTTGTGTTTCTTATGTTAATACCGGTGTGACTTACACTGCTCGCATCACGAGTAATACAACAAGCGTCCTAACCATCGCTGATGTTGTTACCGGTGGCGCTGCTCCAGCCGCTCCTGTAGCTGGGCAAAACTATACCATCGGCCTAATTAACCGTGGTCAGATCCTACCACGGCAGCTCTTGGTTTCTTCTTCTGCAATTGCTTTGGTTGAGATCATTGCAAGTACGACAGCAAGTCCCGTGACTTTGACCGGCGCTACATTTGCCCCGCTAACTGGTTTGGGATCCGCCAACTCGTTTGCAGAGCGCGATGTGTCCTCTACGGCCCTCACCGGCGGTGAAGTCGTTATGGCATTCACTGCTCCTGCCGGCGGTTCTGGCTTGCAACAACTTGACTTGTCGAACTTGTTCCCGTTGTACACCAACATCAAAGGGAACGTACCCGATATCCTCACTCTAGCAATTACCACAACTGGTACGGCTTCTGATGTGGGCGGTCACTTTATCTGTCAGGAGGCCATGTCGTGATCGAGGAACTTGTAGGCCGTACCTTTGCAATTCGTAACGCAGCGCACCTTGCCCACTGGCGGGCTAAGGGTGCGGGCTCTTTTGCAAAACATATGGCCTTAGGTGACTTCTACGATGATATCATTGAAAAAGTCGATACAATCGTAGAAGCTTATCAAGGCTGCTATGGAGAACTTATCGGCGTTGTAAAGCTTGCAGCTCAGGATACTAAGCGCGATATCCTAGCGTCGATCACTGAGGAGTATGATTGGGTCATGCAAAACCGTGAGGAAATTGCTAACAATAATACGTCCATCGAAAACATGATCGACGATCTATGCGCTACCTACGAAAAAGTCCTCTATAAACTGAAATTCTTGTCCTAGGAGCAAACAAATGGCAAAGATGCCCGCAAAGATGATGGCCGCTTTTGAAAAGAAGGACATGAAGTCCGACAAGAAAGCCGGCGTTAAAGAAAACTCGAAGGCAGACATGAAAAAAGATGCCAAGATGATGCCTGCCATGAAAAAAGGTGGTATGGCTAAGAAGGGCATGATGTACTGATCATGGTTAAGAAGCCTTCATCTCCAAAAAGCAAAGTTAACGCTTCAGGTAATTACACAAAACCTGAGATGCGGAAAACTATGTTTGAGAAGATCAAGGCTTCTCCAGTGCAAGGTACTAAGGCAGGTCAGTGGTCTGCCCGAAAAGCACAGCTTCTTGCAAAGCAATATAAAGCAAAAGGTGGGGGGTACAAAGACTAATGAAATCCCCCCAAAAATCCCTAAAAGCTTGGACAGGGCAAGACTGGCGTACCAAATCAGGTAAACCTTCCTCTAAGACTGGCGAAAGATATTTGCCTGCTGCCGCTATCAATTCGTTATCTGATTCAGAATATGCGGCTACAACAAAAGCAAAGCGTCTCGGAACAGCAAAGGGTAAACAGTTTGTCAAACAGCCCAAAGCTGTTGCGGCAAAAGTTCGTAGTTTTCGGCAAGAGGGTAAATGATGGCAAAGACACCAGCATGGACAAGATCAGAAGGCAAAAACCCTGCCGGCGGTCTGAATGCTAAAGGTAGGGCATCAGCAAAAGCTGAAGGCCATAATCTGAAAGCTCCAGTCAAGTCCGGTGACAATCCTCGCCGCGCTAGTTTTTTGGCTCGTATGGCTGGTAATCCCGGCCCCGAGCATGATGAAAAAGGCCGGCCAACGCGCCTTTTGAAGTCGCTTCAGGTTTGGGGCGCTTCGAGTAAAGCAGATGCAAAATCAAAGGCCGCAGCAATGAGCAGCCGCCTAAAAGGAAAGGACAAATAATATGCCCGAAGAAATCGTAGAAGAGGTTACCTCTGAGGTAACTACTGAAGAAACCTCTGAGACTGTTACTGAAGAAACTCCTGTACGTCGTCGTCGCAAATCGACTACTCCTGAACCCGAAGTAAGCTATACTGTTGAGCAGTTGGCTATTGAGGTGGCCGAGCCCAAAGTTGTTGATGAGCCAGTTGAGTATATGAGTGCGCAGACTCTTGCAGAAATGAAACATGGCGCCGATGCGTTGAAGCGACATATCGTAAGCAACGCTGCCGAATAATTTAGGTGACTAACAATGGTTGCGCTCAAGCTCAAAAATTTCGGCGGTATGATACCGGCAGTAGATCCACGTCTACTACCTGAAAATCAGGCTGAGCTTAGCGAAAATACATGGATGTACACGGGATCTATTGAAGGAATCCGTGTACCTACTTTAGTATACACTTGTTCAAATTCGTATACTCGAAAAGTTTACCGTATCCCCAAACAGTACTACGATAAGGCTCATATTCCAGATTCATTTTGGCTTGAGTTTTCAAATCCATTTATTGACGTAATCCATTCCCCAACAGTAGGGGATACTTATGATCGGTATTATTGGGCCGGTGCTCAAGACTACTCTGCAAATACACCGATGTATAACACCACTGCACGGATTGAGGTAGGAAGCCCTCCATTCGTTCTAGGGATTCCTGCCCCAGCTATAGCTCCATTTATTTCTCGGGCTAGCGGAGTATATATCCTAGAAGCATCTTTTGGTGAGTATGATACCTTAAAGAATAAAACTACTATCTACTATAGTCATGCTTATGGTCAGGATACGGATTCTTTTAGATCTGCAACTGGAGTTAACGATATAGCTTATGGGCTATACGGCGCTACTCGTGCTATCTCATCTCTAAAAGGTAACCTAGATCAGTCTGCGGCGCCTGTTCAAACCCTAATACCAAGAAACAAGTATAGTACCTCTGGCCAACGCGCAGAGATGCGGTACACGACTGTGCAGTCTGGCTTGCGTATTACTATCTCCGATAGCGGCGGTATCACACTGGGTGTACCTACGCAGCCATCTCCAGCAACATCGTCTAACCCACATGAAGGTACGGGTATCCAAGAGGCTAGGGCTTATGTCTATACATGGGTATCTGCTTATGGAGAAGAAGGTCCACCATCGCCGGCTACTCTTTACAATGGCTGGAGCGGTGACCCATGGATTATAAAACTTACGGCCCCAACAACGGCCAATACTACTGATCGTAACCTATCAAAGGTTAATATCTACCGCACTGTCACAGGTGTTGGCGGGGCAACGACCTATTTCTTTGTAGCACAAATTGATATCGGTCAAACGGTTTACACTGATTTAATCGGTGATGACGTTGTTTCGGTTAATCAAATCCTGCCATCAACCTACTGGTATGCACCGCCATCTGATCTCGAGGGTATGGTGACTATGCCTAATGGCATGATCGCAGGCTGGCGTAAAAACGAGATTTGGTTCTGTGAACCTTATCGGCCCCATGCTTGGCCGTCTCCATATACATTGGCCGTTGAGTTTGATATTGTTGGCCTCGGTGTAATCGGGCAGTCACTTATTGTATGTACAACGGGAGCCCCATTTTCTATCTCTGGGGTTAATCCGGCTTCTATGTCTGTATCCCGGATTACATCTAATGAATCATGCCTCTCTCGTGGGTCGATCATCAATACTGCTTCAGGGGTAATCTACGCATCACAGCATGGCCTTGTTCTAGCTGTTCCGGGAAGTGCACAGGTTGTCACTAGGGATATGGTCACAAAAGACCATTGGCTTGACTCCCTCAATAATCTCAATATCCCATCTCTTCATGCGTCTATCCTAAACGGGGCATACTATTGCTGGGGAACAGTTCAGCCCGGATGTTTTGAACCTACAGCGTTCGAGCCTTCTGCGTTTTTGCAGAATGATTATACAGGTGCGCAAAACGGGGCGATTATTGATTTTTCTAACCAGCGGGTATCCTATGTTAAGTTGAGTTCTGATACTCCAACCTTCAACTGCTATATAGATAACTGGACCGGCGAAACCTTTGTCTTGCGCGATGGGGCTATTTACTGGGTTGATATCTCTGTTGAACGGGCACATGGCCCTTATACTTGGAGATCAAAAATTCTTGAGACTCCGAACAAGCGTAGCTTTGAAGCTATGCGTGTTTACTTTTCTACATTCTCTGACACACCGGATCTGAATCCAGTTGCAAATACCAACCCGGTTCAAAATCTTGCTGCTGATCAGTGGGGTTTAGTTCGACTCTATGCTGACGGGGTTCTTTGTTTTACCCGCGAGCTTCGCAATTCTGGCGATATGTTCCGCCTACCCTCTGGATTCAAATCTCTTTTCTGGCAGATTGAAATTGAATCACGGGTCCAAATTAACTCGGTAGAGATCGCAACTTCAGCAAAGGAGCTTGGTATTGTCTGACCTATCAACAATCCCGGATTTCACTAATACTGTAGAGAGCATCGGAAACTCTCTTAGAGCTACTAAGCAGATTGTTGATCGGCTTGCTGGGCATACACAGGGTTCGTCGCTTGGTGCCCCAAATATGTATGTCCAAGAGTTTGCACCGCGTACTGGAACAAATGTAGTTTTGAAAACTGGCGATTTCTGGATCAAACCAGCAGCTACTACCACTACGTTAGGGAAACTATACTATTGGTCTGGCCAAGCATGGAAAGAACTTGGGTGATCGAGTTTTCAAATCATGAACACGGCTACCGAATTGCCAATGCAGCAGGGTGCATCTTTAACCCCGCCTGTGACCAAGTAATTTCTATTACCTCGCAAGGTAAGCTACTTGGTGGAAACGTCTTAACAGGGTATACTGGGGCAAGTATCCATATGCACACTGCGGGTTTTGTGCCACGGTGGGCTACCAGAGATTTTCTTTGGGTTGCTT